GAGCTCAGGTAGGTTAGGTTGGAAGTTTATCTCTAGGATCGATCATCTCGATCCTAAAGATGGACTTGTAATATGGGAAAAAGTGAAACGTGCGGTTTCCATTGACTGGCGACAGGCAACGGATAAACCCACGTTTCTCTCTGCTCACTATACGACCGGGAGACTCTTATCAAAGATGAGAGTCCCCGATCATGTAAGAAAGACAATATTAAACCTATGGCCCGGGCCAAAGGATATATATGTCAAAGGTAAAAAGGTTGGTGTTCAGACAAACGGTGTCCCAATGGGAGACCCTTTGACTAAGACCAACCTATCTCTAGCGCATCCTATCTGTGAAGCTTATGCTTCAAAGAAGGTGCCCAACGTAATAGTCGTGCATGACGGAAACGGGGATGACTTTGCAGCCATCCTCGGAGCCGAAACGCAAGACTTAATCAATGAATGGATATCGCAATTCAACATCTGCGCACAGATGTTGGGTTACGAGATTTCAGAAGAAGACTTTTTCGTAACAAGTTCCTGGGGAACTTATTGCGAAGAAGTATACCATATACCAGTCGATAGGTTCAACACTGTAAGAACAGGGTCGAAACTTAAAGACAACTCATACATGCCGTACCTTGACCATCCTAAAATGAGGTTGGTCATAGATACGAGAAAGGATAGGAGAGATTACTCATCCGTCAAAGACGGTAAGTACACTCTCCTCGGAAAAGACATGGAATACGCTGAACAAGGACATGAAAGTGGCTTGTTCAGCGTTGCCAGTGCAATGCAAGACATATGTCTTGGTTTGAGATACGAGAAAAGACCCGTATATCTACCAAGACAGATATTTTCAGTTGGGAAGATGCCCAGCAATTGGAACACCAATAGCTGGGCAAATGCCCTATGGTCACAAACTCCCTTAATCACCAACCTTTCGGTTGTTGCGTTGAGAGAATTATTAGGCGAACTTCCGAAGAATTTGACGAACATGCGTTCCGTTAAATCTTCAGAAAGACATTTTGATAATGAGGCCATCACCGAAGTATTTGAAATACCGGATGGTGACCCCATTAAAGATTTTATCATAGTACGAAAGGAGGAAACTCACAAGATTCCTCCTGGCGTACTAGACAGATTAAGAGAAGCCAAATACCTCACTACTAGTAGTGAAGTAGAAGCTCTCTACCTATTCATGAAACGCCTAGAAACATTCGAACAGACGGTTACGTCTGATCTAATGGATCTAGCCAAAACAACGGTTACAGACATGAAATCTTATACTTTCGAGGAAGTAAAAGATACATGTCAAAAATTTCATAAGAAGTTCTACAAAAAACGATGGGCTATAAAGCCCCTCGTTGATGTAGATTATTATTTTCAAAGCGATATCGACGAGTTTCAAAACTCTGATCCTAGGAATGTTACCATTCCAGGATTCGATTACGCTGAACGATTTGCAAAACGACTTCGTCCCGATACACCCAAGGGTAGAGCGGAACGCGAGTTGTTTGATTGGTTTGTAGAGTGGAGGGAGTCGATACTCAAGGGTGAGTATTACGAACTCCCTCCACTTCAATTATTAGAAGACGATCCCTTCATCCTGCAGAAAGCTGCAGACTGTGATGAAGAGGTCGTCGTAATAGTCACTAATGATGTTAAATTAACCAGATTGTGTCAAAACAAACTGATTGATAAAACGATCATGAGAATCAGTATCGAGAACTGGATGATAACAGACGCTGACGAGTCTGCTTATCTAAAAGCTCTCAAAGAGGATTTGAAAGTGGACGCCATCATCCTTGTTGATGAAGGCAGTCTAGACACTTTCTTATATAAAACAGATATAAACCCATCTTCTTATCCCAAATGGAATGAGAAGATAAGTTTAAAACCGACGAGGACTCAAGCAGACATCTATGATGTCTACTCGAACCCTCGAAATGTAAATTCTTCTAATGTCTATGAATTCTTGCAAATTATAGACAGCAGAAGAGCAGTTAGGATCTTAGGACGCAGAAGAAGGTAAAGGCTTTAGGGCCAATACCGTTTTAACTTCTGTTAAGTCCGGATCCAAGGTGCCGGTAATCACGCAAACGCGTACGCCTGTGGCTGGACCCCCGAGGGGGTGCCGACAGACGCGTTAGGCATCAGTACCAAAGGGCAGGTGGGAAATCAGGTTCTTGAACCTGTTATCCTGCCTGTCCGGCGGACTGAACGGAGACGAAGATTCAGGCCTCGATGAGGCCTGGGACTACGTCTACGATACACTTTGGGAGCACAGATGGAATGGTAAACATTTCCAAAACTGTGATCTCAAAACTCAAATTTGGATCTTGAGCACTCGCACCTTTTGGTACAAGCGCCTCAAGAAACACAATAAGAATCTTCTCCATGAGATTCTAAAGAACGGTCGTTCTCTAGAATTGAAGGAGATTTTACATGTAGCGGATGGGATATTAACATGTATGTTAATATCCTATCCTGAAGCATTGAAACCCGGTATGAATCAGCATGCTTATGCTAATTCAGACCGGATAATGAACTCTTTGATTTCAAACGGTTTACAGGACTATGCTGGTCAAGTAAATCGCTTGAAATCATTCAGGAAACGTATGAGAAAAGCGGCCTTTGAGCAATCAAAGATCCGCTTGACTCAAGAAGAACAAAGGTCCCATGCGTGGTTAGAATCCGTAGTTACGGAATTTAACCAACGTGTGGGAATCAATAGTAAGGCTAACATGTTCCGTGCTTGTGTGTTCACACAATCACGGGCCACAGGCCTTGGAAACAACAAGATGGCGGCCACTGCAGTGGATAAGTTCCTTGCAGAAGTCACCGTCAAAAAAGAATTCAACCCCGACGATACCCTACTCGAAGCAATCGAGTGGGTATTGGACGAGGTTGTATCTAATATGGGTGGGAACCCTCAGTTCAGGATCTCGATGTCAACGAGTGCCTGTACTGAGAACCCAAAAAAAGAATGAAGGGAAGTTCGGCTACGTTAAGAACGCAGCCGATCGACCCCACATACCTAAATTCTCTGTGCTGAATCAAGGTGGCCAGTTGGGTAACTGGGCATTTGATAAAGCAATGAATAAAGTAAACTCGTCTTCGGACGACATTTTCAAAACAAATGTCGCCCCAATTCGAGAAAACGGAAAGATTAGGGTTGTTCAAAGTGGATCCTTTTATAAGGATGCACTTTTACAACCCTTTTCACACATGACTATAGCTGCGATCAAATCGTGTCGTTCACTACGAAACGGTTTGAGCTCAGGTAGGTTAGGTTGGAAGTTTATCTCTAGGATCGATCATCTCGATCCTAAAGATGGACTTGTAATATGGGAAAAAGTGAAACGTGCGGTTTCCATTGACTGGCGACAGGCAACGGA